GTCCTCTGGAAGTTTAAAACTAAAAAAATCTGACATGTGTATCGTCCTTTCAAAAACGGAATAGTCTTAAGTATAGCAGAGTTTTATGAAAAGCAAAACTCTCCCCTAAATAACAGGTTTAGGGTTTAATCTATTTACCACTACGTATGTGGTTAATTTCTATATGATTAATATTGACATGGCTAGGAAGTTCTGAAACCCACCTAATGCATTCTGCCATATCTTCTGCAGTTATTGCAGAATCCTTTTTCTCTATCTGTGTATCAATAGTTCCTGGGCATATTTCAGTAATCTTAATTCCATATGCAGGAAACTCTATTCTCATAGTATCTACCAATGCCATCATGCCTCTTTTTGCATTTGTATAGTTTCCTCCGCCAGGATATGCAAACTTACCACCCAAAGAACTAATAAAAACTATTGTAGGAGATTTTGATTTTTGCATAGAAGGAACAAATAGTTGTGAAAGATACATTGGACCAGAAACATTTATGTCGTATGCAATTCTAAAGTTGTTCATAGTTTCATTAATTATTTGTGTCGGACCTGCACCACCTCCTGCATTGTTAACAAGAAGATCTAAAGTTATATCTTTGTACTTTTCATGAAACTTTTTGATTTCATCAGAACTTGTAATATCTAGTCTATAAACCTCAACAGTATCAGAGACTAATTCAGACACCTTAGACAAGTCTCTTGAAACAGCAATGACCTTGTATCCATTTTCAGACAAAAGTTTTACAGTTGCATAACCTACGCCTTTGCTTGCGCCAGTGACTATTGCTGTTTTCAATTACATACTCTGAGTAGGATTAAGACTCATATGGTTATGTATCCAGTGACCAGGAACCATATACTTATAGCCAGACTTAACAACATGGGCTGTATGGAAGTATGGAGCATATGCTGGAAATATGACTACGCTATTTGCTTTAGGCTTTACCCCAAAGTCAATAGCCTTTTCAGCGACTGCAACATCATAATCTAAATCTACTGCTGGAGCGCCTCGCACCCAACCTTCAGAACTTGTCCATCCACCGTCATAGTCTTTGAGTTGGAAAGAGATCTCTCCGCCCTCGCAGTCGTCGTTTAGGTACATAACCAGAGAGTATCTAAGTGTTTGATCTCCGTCTAACTGATCGAAGTGTGCACCCATTCCCATTCCAGTATTATACTTTTTTATGTTAAAGGTTGGGAAAGGTCTTGGCTCATCAAAATCTCCCAAAGATTCTGCGTAGTCTTTGTAAACATTGTTCATTGTCTTCATAATGGAATCATAGATGTACTTGCTTTTTTCTGCAACCTCTCCATGAAGGTTATTGATAGCGTTAATGTCAAATGTCTTTGTTGCTCCATATATAAAGTCTTTGTCGTTAGAGGATGTCCAGGTTTTCCAGACATTAACATCTGATGCAGTATCTTGCTCAAGATCGTCTAACTCCTTTAAAACTTTTTGAAAATTATCAAAATCTTCAATTGCGTCAGTGTAGTAGTAAACCTTTGGGTCTAATATATTTTTTTCCATTTTATTCTCCTAGTACCTATTCTTTTCATAGTGATCTTTTTCTTTTATAAATCCCACTATAACATATCTTATTGGGCCTTCTCCAACATGTCTTACTCCGTGCTCATGCTTTTCATCCCCTGGGAAAAACAACATATCTCCTGGCTTTGGCCTTAAAGATATATCAAGTTTTGGAAAGAAAAGTTCTCCATCGACATACTCGTCATTTATATAAATAATGGTGGCATATCTTATTGATGGGTCGGTATGCTGATCTGTGTGAGATTTTAGTTCAACCTTTGGCTGCATCCTTTGTATTGTTGCAAGTCCGCTTAGCATTAAAGTTGGGTCTGAATCATTAACCATTTCTGAAAGTCTATCATAAAAAACTCTTTGCTCTTTGTGATGATTTATATTTAGATTTTTGTCTACCCAGTTTTCTGTAATTTCAAACTTTCCTTCAGCAACCAAATTGTCTACATCATCTCTGCCAAACTTTTCTAGACAAAATCTTTTTAGATTTCCCATGTATTCTACTTCCCAATCTTCTTGAGATGCCTTGTCTATTACATTTAATACAAAATCTAGTTCATCTTTTTTTAAAAAATCTTTAACCCAAAGAACATCTTCTGTAATTTCTTCAAATACAAAATTATTTTCTTTTAATTTTTCTTTAAATGCGTTAAGCACCTGGAACCTCATCAGATCTGTACTTGTTTCCATCCTTATCTAACTTCCAGCCTTGCTTAAGCAACTCTTGCCATTCTGCTCTCTCAACTTCTTGCTTTGCTCTAGTTTCTTTCATTTCTGTAGCCCATGCATCTCTTAATTCTTGTGGATAAGCATCTTCTTCTCTGTCATCCCAGAAAGAACCAAGAGTATATCTTGTTCCACTTGTTATGAGAGTTACTTCGTGCATGTTATTAAATCCACCGTCAAATGCTGCAAGGGTTCCTACCTTTGGCTTAATGCTAATGTCTTGACCTGGGAACTGCAGTAGTCCACCTTCAAATTCATCATTTAGATATAAGAACGCTGCATATCTACTTCTTGTAAACGCTCCAGAGTTGCCCTGCTCATCAGTGTTGTCAGAGTGAACTCTTGCATATGCTCCAGGCTCCCACTTTTGTGTGTGGTATCCAATTTGAGATACTATCTTAGGATCAATATCATGAACACTTGCAACGGCTTTAACAATGCCCTCTTTAATTTCTGAAAAAATATTTGGACTAAGACCTTCTGCAATAACATGCTCATCTTCGTCTTGTGGCAAAACAGAAGAATAAGACTCATAAAAAGATATTGGCATCCAAGTAATAGTTCCAACCTCTACATGCTTATCTAATACCTTTATAAGTTTTGCAGAAACTTCTGGTGATAAAAAGTTTTCATAGACCACAATGTCTTTTGTGATTCTTGTTTTATTTTCTAGGTTCATACTATTCTTACTCCATTTTCTATAACAGATCTTTGTGGATGCAACTCTCTAAACTTCTGTTCTAGTTCTGGCTGCATTGTTGCCCATGCCTCTTTACCAAACTCTGCTTCTTTCTCATACCAGGTGTCTGTTCCTCTTTGATATTTTTGCCAGTACATTCTTGATAAAAACTTATTCTTGTTATATGATGGCATGACTCCATGAAGGTATGGCTTTCCTTCTTCTGTCAAGTAGTCTGGGTGGCCTGATGGGAAAACCAAAAGATCTCCTGCTTCTGGTTTATACTTAACAAGTTTGTCTCCCATTGCAAAATCAACTTCTCCGCCTTCGTAATCATCATTAAAATAAATTGTACATGTTACTACAAATTTGTATCCTGGCGCTTCGCCTTGTTCTCTTATATAGTCTGAATGATATCTCATGCCAACTGGAGCATCGTCAGTGCTTATATGATATTTTCCAATTGTGCCTCCAGTCCATCTCCAAGTTGGGATGGTTCGGCCCTGTTCATCTATAGATGTTGCATTCAAGTCTATATCAATATTATATCTTTTTATATAATCTTCTGTTACTAAATGAAAGTTTTCCATCATTTCTATGGCAAAGGCTTTTTCGTTTTCTTGGGTCTCTGTTGTTACTTCTGCATCTTTTAAATTTCCATATTTTTCTGACATGGAAAAAGAAGGAGAAATTGGATTTAGGTAATCTCCAAAGATAGACCATTGTGTCCATGGATTAAAAAATCTGTCTTCTGTTTCTGTCAAAGAATCTGTTAGTACTTTATAAGATTTTGCAATATCTTTAAAAAGATTCTTGTACACAAGAATGTTAGGATATATCTCTATTGGCTGTAATTCTGTTTCATTCATTTTATGGCTTCCTATCTCCTGTATGTTCTACTATCTCCCAAAAGAATGGACATGTAAATCTTAATCCATTTTTAACTTCTGTAACTCCATGTACATAATTTTTGTCTCCAGGAAAGAAGTACGCTGCACCCTTTTTAGGTTTAAACTTAACATCTTGCAATGGAAAATAAAGTTCTCCACCTTCGTAGTCATCATTTAAATAAAACAAACTTGAAAGATCATAATGTGGAAAATCGTTTGGTAATCCAGCATCTGGACCTTCATGAAGTTCTTTATCTGCATGAGGGTTTTGAAATTGTCCTGGAAGCCATTTAACGATAGTTGTTCCAGTAGGAACTACTTTAACTTTATAAAACTCTTCAACAATTGGCTTTAATCTTTCAAATAAGCCTGCAACTACTGGAGAAATGTTTGGATCATTTTTGTCTAGTGTTGGCTGAGTTGCAACTCTATCCTTCCAGTAATCTGAATCATAAACAACTGTTCCATTTTCATTTACATGGCTTTGAGTAACATCCCAAATTGTTAAAGACTTTGCAGCCTTTTCCAAAAACTCTATCTCTTCTTGAGTCATAAAGTTTTCCAACTCTACGATCATATCTTTGCTACTTCCAAACCATCCAGAGGGAGTCATTGAAGGTTCTCTGAAAACAACACTCTTTGTATTATCCATAATTACATTATACCATTCTGTTTATTTTGTGTGTTATCTACTACAGACAACCTTAAAACCTTTACCTCATGAGAACCTAAAGACTCTCCATTTTGATCAACTGCATCTCTATACCAGTCTGTCCATTGACCAGAAGAATTGACCACTTGGGCTGCCTCTCCATATGAAATATTAGCATTTATTCTTTTTCTATCGTCATCTCGATAGTCAACAATGCTAATGGCCGTATTGTTTAAAGAAGAAAGTGATATAGGTATTATTGTTGCAATAGGCGTTCCAGCCTTAATGCTTACGACACTATTTTGCTTCCTTGCTTTTATTGCAAGAGGAAGAGGATTGTCATAAAATGATGTGCTGATAAGATTAGACATTGTCTCAAAGTCATTACTAAAATAATTAACTGGGCTAATAGTAAACAGGCTTACGTCAGGATCTGTTCTAAATATTAGCCCCGTATTAAAACTTATAGATGACTGCCCTCTTCCACCATACGATCCTTCTGGTGCTGATATGATTTCAATATGATCTGGGGTTTGATCGTTTACCCCATCCCATAAAAATTCTATATCTTCCTTGCAGAAAAGACTCCAGCCAACAACATTGGATTGCGTTACTGGAAAACATCTATATGCGTGGCCTTCTGAAGTCTCATCCATCCAGCCCCTTTTTATAGACATAGGAGCAATATCAAATAAAGCCCCATTCATCTTTTCAACTGATATATTAAACATTACTCATTATCCCACTTTGAATCATACATATCTGGTGTATGAAACTTTTTGCTATAATCAAGCATTGTAACAATAGAGTACTTGGTTCCAGAGTGAACTGGCATTGCTTGGTGAGGATACATGAAGTTAGACGGGAAGATATAAAGATCTCCAGCCTCTGCCTTAATGTTTAGGTTTTGAAGTCTAAAGAATAACTCTCCACCTTCATAGTCATCATTGATATATGCAACAAGAGAAACCGTACAGTTGTATGAATAGCCGTGGTCATGGTGCTCTTTAAAGTGCTGGCCTGGACCGTACTTAATAAAGTTAAAGGCTTCCCAATACTTCAGTGGCATTATGTTGTGATCTTTTCTGTAATCTTCAACTGCTGCGAATTGAGCATCATAAACATCTTGCCAAAGGGCTTGTAACTTTAATGAGTCTTCGCTTTTGTCCAATTCTATATCTGTTTTCTTAAACTTAAAATCAACACAGTCTCTATAGTCTGGCATTAGTTGCTGATATCCAACATATGCTGGCATCCAGTGATATTTCTTACCTTCTGGAGAAAGTGCTCCATATTCTGCAACTGATCCAATAGTATTTTCTAGTCTGTTGATTAAATCAAACTCTTTCTTGATTACTCCTCTGTAGCAAGTTATGCCATTTCCAAGGTCAATCTTTTCTGTCCATGTTTGCATTTTATATTCCTTATCTATATTCTCTTCGTGACCATACTTTGTTTTTATATACCCCGCCGTCTGGCTGACGATAGAAGGTTGCGTTATCTACCATTTTACCATATATCTCTGCGTTGTCTTGAAGTTCTATTTTGTGTTCCCAGTTTTCTCTTTTAAAAGGAAGTACCTGAAGATATGGTGTTCCTGCTGGAATGGTTCCTTCCCATCCATCTGCAATAAAAAATGGAAAACTTCCAAGAAGATGAACTTTATCGCTATCTACAACACCAGTAGTATTCATAAATGGTAGATCAAACCTATTCATAGGTGTCATAAATAGTGCACTATAGCCTTCTGGAAGTTCTAGGCCCCAGTCTGCCATCCAAGCAAAGTGATGCTTGTAAAAACCTTTTGGGTGCTCAAACTGTGGCATCGGAGGCCTTTGTGTGCAAAAGTCTTTATACTTAGGATCATTAATTGTTACATTAATTATTCCCTGAGAATTTTTAGCGAATATTAAGTCGCATGGTGTTTTAAATACATACCCTGTTGAAAAAGCATCCATGATCGCTGGGCATGCTTTCCATGTTGGAATCTTTCCGTAATCATCGACTGTTCCTTCTTTTGGAAATGGACAAACCTCTTTTGGCGCTTTATAGTATTCCCCATTTGGCATTTTAGCAAATCTATCAGCATCTTTATACCAATCTGGAATGACCCCCTGCATTGGTCCTGGAACACTATGGCTATCTTTATTTAGCCAAGGTCTAAATGATCTAAATATCGCAAGGTTATATTTTTCACTCACTACTTATGGCCTAGTTCATTTATGTCAGTCATAATAACTACACAATATTTTGTGCCTGACTTCATTGGCAAAGATGCATGTTCATATATATAGTTTGAAGGAAAGATTGCTATATCACCAACAACTGGCTTGTGAACGTAGTTGTCAAGTCTTGGAAACTTGATTTCTCCACCTTCGTAATCATCGTTAATATAGATAACAGCAGAAACTGTACAGTTATATGCTGGGCCATGATCCGCATGAATGTTAAAGTGTGTTCCTTCGCCTTCATACTTTACAAAATTAAATGCTTCATAATATACAACATTTATTCCCCAGTATCTGGCATAATCATCTACACAGTACTTTAACTTTTGATATATTTCTTCGTGTAGATCTATTAGTTCTGAATTGTTCTCATCTTTAGGCCCCAAGTTTTCTTGCTTATACTTAAAATCTACAGCATCCCTTGCTTTTTTTATTGGAACAGTGGAGTTTGTTACCTGTGCCTCAGACCACTTATATTTTTTATCCCCGCCTAAATTTGACTCAAGAACATGAATATATCTATTTGCATCGTCAATAGAAAAAACATTTCTATATATGTTTAGGCCAAGGCCTGGGTTATCAACGGTAATTGATTCATTAACCTTTTTAGACTCTTGTCTTGCTGATGCTGTCTCAGACCTGTCTTTTGTAAACCATTGGTTTGAGTTTTCATCATACATATCCATAAGGTAAGCCTTTCTGCTATGTAACTATTATACCATCCTGCTTTTACAAAATACTTAAAAATATAGGGGGCTAGCCCTCATAGTATTTCTATAAGTATTTTAGATTATTAGTCAAATATATTAAACTGCTGAGAATCTTGAACCATCCCAGCCATACGTTCCTCCTGTAGAAACAGACTGGTCAGATGGTACATTAGCAAGAACAACTTCATTTTCAAATGCTGCAGATAAAAAATCTGAAACTGGTGAAGTATTTTCAATTGCAAAGTTTGCTACAACAACATTTTCAGAAAGGAAAGAAAACCTCTTGTGTGTTTCCCAAATGTCTAGAGGGTCTTTGTCTGGTGATAGTTCTATTCCTCCAGAAAAAGAAGATCCGTCCCATACGGAGCCTTGCTTAAGTAAATTTCCATAAGGAGTTGTTTCCATTCCTACAACTGGAACATCTTTTGCTAAAGCCTCATCAACAATAGTCTTTTTTTCAGTACCTGTTGTATACTCCAGTGTATGAATAACATCCCAAGATGTTTCATTATTTTTTACTAGAACTGCGTACATTTTATCTCCTTTTTATAACTATTAGTATAACATACACTTGAATAGGTGTGTATTGCTTTATACACACCCTTCAAGTTTAACAACCACATGGCCAACATGGACACGCCCAACAGTAATTTGCTCGGCATCCACCGCCTCCTACGCCTACGCCAACTCCTACGAATGAAGGTGGGAAGAACGGTCCAAATGCTGGTGGGAAGAACGGTCCTACGAATGAAGGTGGGAAGAACGGGAAGTACGGGAAGTATGGCGGGAAGAATGGGAAGAACGGGAAGTACGGGAAGAATGGTGGGAAGAATGGGAAGAACGGGAAGAATGGAGGGAAGAATGGTGGGAAGAACGGGAAGTATGGTGGGAAGAATGGTGGGAAGAATGGAGGGAAGAATGGTGGGAAGAACGGGAAGAATGGGAAGAATGGTGGGAAGAATGGAGGGAAGAATGGAGGGAAGAATGGTGGGAAGAATGGGAAGAATGGGAAGAATGGAGGGAAAAATGGCGGGAAGAATGGAGGGAAAAATGGCGGGAAGAATGGGAAGAACGGTGGTGTAGTAGTAACTGAATTGGATGCTGCAGATGTTCCAGAAGTACCATTAGCATTTATTGCTCTTACTGTATAAGTTTGAGCAGTACTTCCTTCTTGAACAACTCCTACGCTTGTGCCTGCAGTTGAGTTAGTTTTTCCATCTGAGGCTGCCCAGACATACGAAGTAATTGCTGATCCACCATTTGATGGGGCTGTCCAAGAAACAGTGTCCAAGTCAACTCCAGTAGTTGCTGTTGGTGCTGAAGGTGTTGCTGGTACTGTTGTTGCTGTTATAGAATTTGTTGTTGTTGCAGCAGAAGTTCCGTTTGCATTTGTAGCAGTTACGCTAAATGAATAAGCAGTTCCTCCTGCTAAACCTGTAATTGTTAAAGGTGATCCTCCTGATACTGCGCCAGAAGTATATGCAGAGACTGCTTTACCTCCATCAGATGCTGATGCTGTAATTGTTGCTGCGCCATTGCCAAAAGCCCTTCCTGTTCCAACATTTGCTGCTGTGGCGCTTGGTGCCTGTGGAACAGTTGTGGCTAACACTGCAGAAGAAGCAGCAGATGCTGCTGAAGTTCCAGCAGCGTTAGTTGCTCTTACTGTAAATGTTACAGATGCTCCAGAAGCAATTCCAGTTACAGTTAATGGAGAAGATGCTCCAGTTGCTGTCTGTCCTGTGCTTGCTGTTACTGTGTAGGATGTGGCAGCAGGTGAGAGTGCTGGTAAAGAAAAGGATACAGATACTGCAGCATCATTAAATGCTCTACCTGTTCCAATGTCTGATCCTGTAACACCTGTTGGTGCTAACGGTTCCAAAAAGTCATTTGACGCTTGGGACTTCTTACCTATTCTCTTACCTGATGCCATTGTTAATCTCCTAGTTTCTTATTGAATTTTGTATTACGCTGTCAAGTCGCCGAAGACAACCCATGTATTTGCTGCTCTCTTAAAGAGAGTTGCAGATGACC